TTTACTATTTTTATAATATGCTTTTACCATACAGGTACCGCTCCTTCCGGCAATGGTGTGTCTATCCGTTTCGTATCAAGGAATATCGGACGTTTCGCAAGCTTACCCGCTGCTTTCATTTGAATTTTTTCCAGTCTGTCATAATCAATATCATTATTATCGAATCCCGGCATATTCTTCACGCCTCCTACAGTCTTATCAGAAGTTCTTGCAGACAGTGCAGTGTCTACGGATTTCTGTAATCCAGCTACAGCCCTCTGAACTCCGGTACTCATTGACTTGACTGGAATATTCCGCTCAAATCCAATTCCCATTCCAAGAGCCATCATCTTACCTACCTGATCACGGAATACACGTGACGGGGAATGGATACCAAGGAAATTCTTGGCCGCATTCAGTGCGCTTTCCGCTGCACCTTTGGCAGCTTCTACAATTGCTCCTGCGGCACCCTTGAGGCCGTTCGCAATTCCTTTAATGATGTTCATTCCTACGCTGCCCCAATCAACACTTGTAAATGCGTTCTTTACTTGGCTGATAATCGATGGAATCTTACTAATAATCTGTGGCACTGCCTGTATAAGTCCGGTTCCCAGAATCGTTATAATCTTAATTCCAGCAAGCAAAATCTTCGGCAGATTGGAAATAATTGCCGTTGCTAACTGCCCGATAATCGTCGGTGCCTTATTAATTAGCTGTGGAAGTGCATTCACAACTCCCTGAGCCAGTCCCACCAATAGGTTAATGCCTGCGTCTACCAATTGCCCAACGTTAGACAGTAAGGAACTGACCAACGTCACAATCATCATGAGTGCTGTTGGAATCAATGTAGGTAACTGCTGCGCAATGCCTGTAATGAGTGTTGACACGATCGCTATTCCGCCCTGGATAATTGCGGGCAAGTTTGCTGTAATCGCAAGCACGAGGTTATTCAGCATCGTAGCGCCTTGCGCAATCAAATTCGGTAATGCTGCTACAATTCCATTACAGAAATTGGTGATAACCTCCGGTCCCTTAGTCTGCATCATAAGCAGTATCTGGTCTATCTGTGTGCCGAACTGGCTGTATAATAAGCCAAGCCCCACGGCTACAACTCCGAGTACAGCCCCAAATCCCATAAGATTTGCAAATGCGGGCATGAATCCGGCTACTTTTCCAAGAACTCCTTGGAATGCCGTTCCTATCTGCCCTCCCCAGGCTCCGATGTACCCACCAAAATCTTGAAATGTGGATGTAATTTTAGGAAATTTTCCGGCTACTGCAGGACCAATCTTTCCAATGTATCCGGAAATCTTAGTCGGTAAAAAAGAGAACGTCTTTCCGATAACACTGTTAAGCTTCGGCGTTAATACTTGAAATGGACCAACAATGGAACTGCCTAAATTCTTTAGACTTCCACCAAATCCAGTAATTGCTCCCTTGGCATTTTTTAATCCGTCCGGAAACTTACCGATTGCAGTAATCGCTCCTCCTGTGACATCTCCAAGTCCACCAAGAATATCGGAAAATGTTCCGGCGCTCTTGCCAATCAGTGAAAATGCTGGGACTGCACCGACCAATACCCCGGTCAATTTACCTAGATTCATTAGCTCATCTGTGGACATTCCTTTTGTTTTTTCAGCAAAACCGGCAATTGCATCTGTAAAGCTTTTAAGCATCGGAACTTTATTTCCAATTTCATTGATGAATCCAGCAAAGCCTCCTGATGCATATGCTTCATTTAAGTCAGATATAGCCTTAACACCAACAGAAGCAAGATTTTTTAATGGAACCTCAACAGATTCATAGATTGAAATTCCGAGTCCTTCCAGCCCAGATTTTAAAATTGTAATCTGGCCAGCAAGGTTATCTTGCATGGTCGCCGCCATTTCCGCAGCAGCTCCATCCGCATTGTAGATAGAATTCTTCAGCTTATTAAAATCTTCATCGGATGCGTTGACGATAGCAAGAAGTCCAGACATTGCTTCTTGTCCAGCAAGAGACGTCGCTATCTGAGTCTGCTCTGCCTTTGATAGACCGCTAAACCCACTACGAAGATCTGACATAACGGTATCCAGGGATTTCACATTTCCTACTGAATCCGTTAACGACAGGCCTAACGTATTCATTGCGGTCTGTACTTCTTTTGTAGGCTTCGTCAGTCTACTCAACATCTGTCTCAGAGAAGTACCTGCCTGTCCTGCCTTGATTCCGGAATTCGCCATCAATCCAATGGCCACGCCACAATCTTCAACACTGAATCCTAACGCTCCAGCCACAGGTGCAACATACTTGAATGTCTCTCCCATCATGGAAACATTCGTATTTGCATTAGATGATGCTGCCGCCAAAACATCGGCAAAATGCGTAGAATCCTGCGCCGATAATCCAAATGCCGTTAACGCATCAGTTACGATATCAGAAGTTGTCGCGAGATTCTCTCCGGAAGCAGCTGCTAAATTCATGATACCCTCAATACCATTGAGCATGTCTTCGGTTTTCCAGCCCGCCATAGCCATGTATTCCATAGCCTGCGCTGATTCTGTGGCTGAGAACTTAGTCTTGGCTCCCATCTCTTTTGCCTTATCTGTCAGAGATGACAACTCATCACCCGTCGCTCCAGATATGGCAGACACTTTCGACATTTCTGCTTCAAATGTCATTCCGACTTTAATGGCCGCGGTACCAATCTCACCTACTTTTCCAGCTACCTTGGTCATCGCATTGCCAACTGCTACACCTAAACCTGTGGTGGCAATCTTGCTGATCTTACTAACGCCCTCATTAAAACCTTTTTCATTTATCTTGGTATCAAAATTCAAATATCCGTCTGCCATACTATCATCCTTTCTGATAGCACGGCTCAACGGCTCACATGTGCTTTTAAAGCTTAATATTTATTTCTCTTTTACATTCCCGACAGTTCAGATACACTCCGCTACATTTGGCTGTATCCTCGTAAATCAATAGCTTCTTACCACAATAAGGACATCTGTACCATTTTCGTTCTGTCGGGATCTTAATCATATGCTTCATCACGCGAACATATCTCCAATCTCATAATCTGTCATTTTTCTGCGCTTCTTTTTCTTGAGAGCGACTGCCTCTTGAATCTTTTTCACTCTCTTGCGCTCGTCCTTATCTTTAATATCCCGGAGGTCTGTGTTCCGGTACAAAATGCGCTGTTTAATTTCTGTATTGTCCGGGAGTCCGATGAACAACGTCTGAAACTCCCACCAGTGCATATATGGCACAGACTGCAGGTCGATTCCGTACGCTTCGCGAAATGCACTGTAAATCCAAACCATATCCTCGTCAAAAGAATACACTTGTTTTGGTGGGAGCATTGGCTCATCGGATTCTTCGTCATCCTGCCTCATTGCAAGAAAATCTCCCAGAGCCTCAATTGCCTCTTCCAAATTGTCCGGAATTCCATCTATATACCACTGCAATAATAGCCAGCACTTAATTTGCCACGGGACGTCCTCGTCTTCCACTAACTTCGTGAATCGTATCCATTCCCGGAAATCTGTCTCGACCTCATAACCTTTCCCGTTTACGCATACCGTATTGGGAAACTTATCAATCAGAATATTCATAGCGTGCTACCTGTTACCATTAGGATAATAACTAACATTTCCTTTATTGCGCTTCTTTCCCTGTTGCTTATTATAATTGCGCTTTTGCTGTCTGTTTCCGTGCTGCTGAACAGTATACTTGTCATACTTTTTGTTCAGCTTGTCAGCTTCCTCTTCCTCGAACTTAGCAATCATATCTGATGCATCTATGCACATGTTGAGGCTGGTTCTACCCTGGAACATCTCTTCGTGTGTTCCTTCTCCAAGAATACAGTCAAAAAAATTGAAGAAACACTGACACTGTGCACGAACAATATCTGCTGCTTTTCCAATCTTAGGTATTCCCTTCATGTCTTCTTCCAAATTCTGCTTCGCTTCATCAATGCGGTCCAGGAAATCCGCATCCGTAAAATCAATCTCTGCCTCGAGATTTCCGTATTTAAAAAGGCTCATCGGCTCACTCTCCTATCTTTTTATTAATCCGCTGCAAACGTACATGTCTGCCAGTTGTCTGTTGTAGTAGCGGTACCCTTGATTTTCTCACCATTGGCTTTCAGGCTACCTTTGTAGATCAATGCATCAGTTCCATCTCCTGAATTGTCTGGAACAACGCTCCAATCACGCTTTCTAGCAACACATGTATTCGGTGTATCTGCCTTAATATCAAAAAGATCTACCACAACGATGCTTACCTGTGCATCAGAGCCAAGTAATTCGTCATCTGTGATTTCTGCAATTTTCTGCTGTACCAGATCATTGGTATAGCGGTCAAATTCATAATCGTTTGATGGGGCATAACCCACAACATCTGTTCTCTCACTTTCTTCGTCCACATAATGGCGGCTGTACTCGGAAGCATTCTTGCTCTCAGACATAGACGTGAATCCCGTCATTCTGGTATATGTCTTTCCGTCACCGGCAACGTCCATAAATGCCACTCTTTTGTGTCTTCCGACTAATTTCTTTTTTGTATCTGCTCCTGACATTTTGTACCTCCTACTTATAAATCAATCTGCAAATCATCTGATACCGCCCCAGATCTTCCTCTGTGCTAAATAAATAGCCGGACTGCAACACGTCTACTCGTATAGCATCGTGCCCGTCCAGCTCCGGGAGGATATCGTCTAAATTGTTCTGTTCTGTCCATTCCGCAAAATCCTGATAAAAACCACTGTTGGCAATGCCTGTTCTGGCGTCGCCATCATAAGCTTCTTTCGAAGTGAATGCGAACTGGAATTGTTTCAGGCAGCTCCCATCTACATATCTTTTATAAATAGGATCTGCCCCAATCGGATCAATAGAATATTCCATTCCATTACCCAGATAATCAATATTAATTCTCCGGTCATCGATATCCGGATATGTCATAACATAATCCCGGATACTCTGGATAATCGGCTTCTTACCGTCCTGCAATCTGCTCTGCTCCTTTCAGAATAGCCTCCTTGTTGCTTGCCTTCATCTTTTCGAACCATCTCGCTTTAGACTTATGCTCGTAATACTGCCGGCGGGCGTAAGGTGTCAGGTACTCAATGGATCCAGAACCTATCACAGTTCCAAGTGTTGCTGACTTAATCATCATGCCGGTCCGTCTTGGCGTAAGCGGATTCATGTATCTCAAGCATTCGGAATCGACAAACTCCTGAGCTTTCGAAAAAATCTCTGCTGTTGTCCGGGCAAATGACGGGTTCCATTCAAGCCTCGCTTGGACAGAACCGTTCGCCGTTACCTCTGTGAATACGCTTCCTCTCGGAGTCGTAATGCTGAAATTTTTCTTTGATGCCATTCCTTAAGCACCTCCAATTCTCCAGTGCGGAAGTCCCCCGAACCGGTTGTCTGACCAGGACAACACCTTACAGTGTCTCAGTCGTACATCTTTTAGATCTGCCGGCTTCTCAATCTCCTTAGTACATTCTTCCAGGACAATATGATCATCAATCTGAATCGTCCAGTAATTCCCCGGATTATCTTTCTTCACAAATTCCTCTGGTGGAAGATACTGATCTGCATTCTCCACATCTGTAGGAATACGAATCTTGTACACTTCCGCGCTGTTTAGTCCGGAATCTCCAACAGACGCCTTGTGATCCACGTACACATGTACATCTCTAATCACTGTTCTGTGCCAGGTGTCAAATGTGTTCTTTTTTCCGGGAATTCGGTTATAGATCGTAATCGTCGCATTCGTCAGCATGACAACCCCCTACCTTTCTTGATAACCACCCGGTCGGAAGCAAATATGTAGATGCCGCTTCATACGCTTTCTTTCTGATCAGCTCTTCCATTGTCTGACCGTCAGCCTGCTCTACCGCATAGGATACACTGTATCCATCGTTATTCTCAGACTTGACCGTACCTGCTTCCTGCTTCTTTTTACAGGAATAATACACGTCAGCCACCGCGCACACTGCATCTTTTACTGCAGTATTTTCAACTGCAAAAATATTTCCTCTGACATAAGTCAGTTTCCTGATATAAGCTTCAGCCCTGCGCTCAGCAGATG